AAGCTGTTGAGTCCGAAAGAGGTGAAAAAGGCTTTGGGTCCTCGGGTAAATAATTATGATTGAATTTGATAAAATATGGTGTGAAAAGTATAGACCGGCACGGCTTGATGATCTTATCTTAGATGAGCAATCTTTACGCGTAGTTAGTCAGTTTAAGGATGAGATTCCTAACTTACTATTCACAGGTAATCCCGGAACAGGCAAGACAACATTAGCTAGGATTCTTGTCAACGATATACTTAAGTGCAACTATTTGTACATTAATGCGTCTGATGAATCAGGCATCGACACCATCAGACACAATATCACTAACTTCGCTCAGACCAAGTCATTCGATGGGGGCATTAAAGTGGTGATACTAGATGAGGCTGACGGTCTAACCTCTCAGGCACAGGGAGCATTGCGTAATACTATGGAGACGTACGCTAAGTACTGTCGCTTTATTCTTACTGCTAACTACAAGCATAAAATCATTCCTGCTCTACAATCTAGATGTCAATCACTCGATCTTAAGCCCGTTATTGACCAGGCTGTTAAGAGATGTTATAGTATTCTGCAGCAAGAAGAGGTAACTGTATCAGATGTACAGAAGAAGGAGTTTGTAATGCTTGTTAAGAGATACTTTCCTGATCTTCGCAAGACTATTAACGAGTTGCAGAAGAGTGTAGTTAACTCAGAACTACACATTACAAATAGCGATACAGACGAAGCTTTGCTAAAGTCAATCTTTGAAAAGATAACCACTGGTAAGTCGCTAGAACTGAGAAAGCACCTTATTGAGAGCGAGGATAGGTTTCAAGGCGACTACGATACTCTTATGGCTAACTTTCTCGATCATCTATATGAGCAGCCTATGGATGATATGAAAAAGAAAGAGATGATCACTATATTAGCTGATCACTTATACAAGTCAACCTTTGTATTAGATAAAGAAATTAACTGCTTCGCATGCTGGGTTAATTTAGAGAGAGTTTAATAATCTCTACTTTAGCCCTTTCATATAAGCGTCAGTAGTGGGCTTTGCTTCTCCATTTGAAGGAATCGCTGTGTTTTGTGAGGGAAGCTTTCTTTCTGTTTGGCTAAGCTTTCCATCTCCATGGTCAGTCTTGTTGGATAGATTCTCTTCATCTTCAGACAACTCTTCCGGCTTGATATTAACTCTGTCCTTGCGACGAGCACTGTCAGGGATTGGATCAAGGTTAGGGTAGGGGGATTCACCTGGCTGGCCTAGGCCGCTAGGAATAGAGCACTGATGTGTGAATCTACCGCCTGTATTGTCAAGAGCAATGTCTAATATAGTATGGAGGGATGAGCTATTATTACCAGCAGGGTACCTCTGAGGTGTGCTGTCCTTAATACCCACGACCTTAATATTGAGCCCAGATTCAATCATGTCGTCAATAAAGTCCTTTACGTTCTGCCCAAGATCCTTATACTCATCGTTATTTTTAAAGTCATCATCAAACTTAAAAACATCACCAATGAGGAAACCTCCACGTTGGTATCTATTCATAGCGGATTCAAACAAGGACATAAATTTATTTCGCTTTGCCATATCATTATTTATGGTGAAGTCGCTACATTTACAGCAAATATTAATATTAATATGCCTTATGAAGCTTCTCTTGAAACAAGATCGCCTGAATAAATATACTTGTGAACGGCTTAAAGTTAACAGAACTCGCACCTAACAGACTAACAGACTCGGCTGTTAAAAAAGGTTTTGTGTATAAAGACTTGAAGCTTGATCTAGAGACTTCCTATACGTACAATAATACAATTAACGCAAAGCAGGAACTTAACGATGTTCAAGCAATATATGATTTAGAGGCAATTAAGAATAGCATTCGAAATGCGTTCTTAACGTCTCCTGGACAAAGAATCTTAGCACCAGAATATGGTGTAGATATAAGACGCTATGTATTTGATCAAATCAATGAAGATACTGCGTTCTTTATAGAGCGGGACATTGAGAGAAGTCTTCCCTTATTTGAACCGCGTATTGAGGTGGAAAGAGTGAGTGTAGTTGCTAATTCTGATGACAATCAATATGATATATACCTCACTATTAATATTCCGGAGATTGACGTATATGGTGTAACATTAACTAACTACCTAAACAGTAACGGATATTTTTAAATTATGATAAAAGATAATACAGATTATAAGCTATCGCAAGACGCGTATGTAGCTTTTGACGCAGTAACACTAAAAGACTTTATTATAGATCGATTAGAGCAAGATGAAAATTTTACCGATCAAATATATGAAGGAAGTAACCTCGCGTCTGTAATAGAGATCATCGCATACTCGTACCATGTACTGTTATTCTATCTAAACACTACAGCATCAGAATCAACCTTTTCACAGGCCTCTCTATATGAGAATATGAATAAGATTGTAAATCTCGTTGGTTATAAACCGCGAGGTAGTGTGACATCGACCTGTCCCATCGTCGCTACTGCCGATTCAGGCTTACCAGTCGGTAACTATACACTAAGAAAGTACTCCTATTTTTTAGTAGATGATATTCAATATACTGCAAATCAAGACTACAGCTTCTCAAGAACGTTATCAGCGCAGGAGGAGCCACTAGAGGCTCTTACTGATAACGTAGTATTATATCAAGGAGTTGTTGAGGAGTATCCTACATACACTGCAGGTGGATCAGAGTTTGAAACATTTCCAGTTGTAGTTGATAATATTGTTGATGAGGTAGAGCCTAAGTTTATATCTGAGGGTTCAATATCAGTATACGTAAAAGAGGCTGCCTCGAGCAGATATTATGAATACGAAGAGACGGCTAGTCTTTATTTAGCAGGTAACTATGATAGAGTGTATGACTTGCGGTTAAATGAAAATGGTAACTACGAAGTTAAGTTTGGAGATAATACCAATGGTCGACAGCTCAAAGAGGGTGATGAGGTGGTTGTTTATTATATTAAGAGTGATAACATAAGAGGTTCAATTTCAAAGAACGCAATATCCAACAAGAACCTCTTTACTTACACAACACAGCAGTTCGAAGATATTTATGCTGATATTAATTCTGATAAATCATCCAAAACTCTAACAAGTAAGCAGGCAACCTTTATACGATTCACTAATCCATCAAACTCTACTGCTATCGGTAAGTTCGAAGATGTTGATGATATTAGAAAGAATACGCCTAGTTTTGTTGACATGAATTTACGGTTAGTGACTGCGAATGATTATTCTTTCTTTATTAAGCGAAACCTTAACTCATTAACTCAATCAGTATATGTTGCGTCAAATGATGAGTATGTAAGAGAGTATCTAGATTATTTCTATAGAATAAGCGTCGATCCAAACAAGGTTAACAGGGTGATATACAACCAGGTCAATTTTGCTGACTCGTGCGACTTTAATAACATTAACGTATTCTGTGTTCCACGCTTTAATGTAGATGGTGATGATATCGAGCCAGCATATCTTCCAACTTCCTTAAAAAATCTAATAGTCGATATGGTGAAGGACTATAAAGTCATATCACATGAAGTGATACCTCGTGATCCTATGTACGTTACGTTTAAGTTAGGCACCACTGGTAAAACACCAACAATAGACACTCCGGATAACTGTAACCTTGTTATTGTACGTGAAAATAATAACAAAGTATCAAAACCTTCATTGTCTAAACAGGTTGCTGATGTTATAAGGAATTTCCTTCTACCGTCGAACAACGAGCTAGGCGGAGTTATCAATATGAGTAAACTCACATCAGACATTTTAAGTATACCTGGCATTAAAAATATATATGTTAAAAATACTGAGGAGAACATAGAAATTAATGGAGTTTCCTTCATTGGATGGAATCCTTTATATCCAGAGGATGATGTAGTACAAATAAACCAAAACACCACTCTTCCGTTTTATAAATTTCCATACTTGAACTACCCAGCTTCGTTAACACAATATATAAAGGTCATAGATGAATAATAATGTAAATGTAAATATTTCAGAGACTATTACTGTAACTGACTACAAGGGAGATACTACCTCCCTAACAACATACTGCCTCCCTTCTACGCCTTTCAAGTTTTCAATCGCGGGTTTGGATGAGGTTAGTACTGCTACAAGAGTGACTTGGTTTTTTGGTGACGGTACTACGTCGGATGCAATCTCACCAGAGCATTATTATCTTAAGCCAGGTCGCTACACCGTATCATTTGTATTGTTTGATCAGACCGATCGAGGTGAAATTGCATCGCTCCCGGTAACAGTTACTGTTGAGGATATAGTTAAGGATTCTGTAACTGTTGAGACGACTCAGCAAGACAACACAATTCAAGCCTTAGCAGGTGAATTATCTAATGCTATTAGAGTAACACAAACGCTTCCGATTCACGTTTTTGATGAGTTTAAATTTGGAGGGCTTACACCTCAAGTCATAACTAAAGAAAACTCACCGATAGGCTTCCTACCCAAAAGTCTCAAACCGCAAACTACTGTAACAGAGCAGGAGGTCGTTTTTACAGATCCAGTTTTGCCGGACCCTGTGCGTCAATTTAATGAGTTACAAGTTGATTATAAGGTGCTAAGTTCACAGACAGAGCAATACCACTATTTAGTACCTGGTAAATATAATCACTTAGAAGCTTCCCATACTTTAATTAAACGTGAATATATAAGTCAATTAGACAGTGATGAATTTACTCCTATATCAAAAATCAATATACAGCCGCGGTGGATTTATGCGTATTTGGATAAAACGGGAGATAATAATAAAGTACGTATAGAGAGTAGCAATATTGATGTCAGTATTGATGAAGCAATTGAATATAGTAAGTCAATTAATGGAGATGTAGTTGGGCTATCAGGGGCACAAATATTGTATTATAGAGATGATTTTCCAACGGATGGATTTAGTATACGCTTTGCACGTAGGCCTAAAAACCTACGCTTAAACCCTTACTATATAACGCTTTCAGGAGCCATTGCCAATAATACTGAACCTGAAAGTCTCTCAATAACTTCTAACGGAATTGATGGTGATGGTGGAGTTGCAACGAACTTTGATGTCGATAAAAACAAATTCGCCAATAGTAGGATACACTTTGTTTTAAAGCTTAAAGATATTTCGGGCTTTAACATTAAGTATACGCCTGAGCTTGTGCTCAATGATACTGTATTCATAACGCTAAGCTCTCAGTACAGCAACATTCAATACAAAGTACATAGCCTGCAAGATACACTATCATCATTTCAA